CGGCGAGTGCCTCGGGGGTGGCGGTGGCGAAGTTCATCGGTGGTTGGTTGCTGTGGGTAGTGTAGCAGGTGGGGGGGGTTGCCCCTCAGTCACGGTCGCTGATGTTCCAACCGTAGGTAGCAGGGGCAGGTGCCTGATAGGTGCCCTCGGCGTGTGCTTTGAGGATCGCTTGACGGCGTGCCTCCTCGGCGTTCACCTTGGCGGTGTACTGTGCCATGATGGCGGACATGTCGAGTTTGGTCTTGGTCATGTGCTTTGTTTGAACTGAGGTTAGTCTACAGGCAGGGGATGCCCCCTAGAGGGGGGCAGTGGACAGATCAGGCACCGAACACTAGGTCAGCGATGGCGTCGGTGATCTCGGTGGCACGGCACCACTTCATCGGGGCACCATGAACGGGGCACATCCAGATCATGCAGGGTTCGCCAAACTGCTGGGCGATGCGGTAGGCGTGGTTCATGTCGGTTGCCCACTGGCAACCCCACTGATCGAACTCTCCCCAAGCGGTCGGTTGAACGGCGATGGTGTGGGTCATGTGTCGTTTGCTGTTGAGAGAATTCTACAGGGTCAGCGGCGGATCAGGTCGCCTGCTGTGTACAGTGCCTCTGCTGTCACATTCCGAACGGGTTGTAGGGGTTGCCATAGGATAATGGCGGCGAGCACGATCAGCACGGTTTTCATGGTACGTTTGTTCTTCAAAGATCCTCCATCATCTCCAGGATCTGGCGATCGTTGATCATGGCAGAATCCCATGCTACCCCATCGGGGGTCTGCCCGAGATGGCGTCCGATCTGACCATCAACCATGCAACGGATGAACTTCTCCCAAGGGGTCTCATTGTCACCACAATACTCTACACATGCTTTGGCGGTATTGTAGAGGAATTCATCATTCTGAATCCAGAGGGCGACATTCCAGGTTTCGTAGTTAGTCCAACCGTTGTAGGTCAGTGCCATGGGTCGTTTGTTTGAACTGTGGTTATCCTACAGGCAGCAGGGGGAGGATAGGGGGCAATGGTGGACACTGCCCCGACTGTCACCTAGTTGTCGCTGAAGATGTGGCAGGCACGGTAGGACGTGCCATCGTTACAGGCGGTGAAGTCATAACGAAGCGAAGTCTCCCAAGTTTGCTCCCAATCGATCACCAGAGCAGAGGGCACATCGTAGAGTTCAGAATAGAATTCCTCAGCAAACTCTGCCTCGTTATGATAGCACCCACGGTAGCGTTCATCACAGCAGTCGATGTAGGACATGTCGCCCATTTCATCGATCAAAGCATCAACTGCCTCGTAACCGATTGCCTCACCACAACGGACGTATTCTTCGTAGAAGTTGCAGAAATCGTCGGTATTGTGGGCATCGATGAACTCTAGCATGTCATCGAGAGCATAGTTTTCATCGAGCAGTTCATCGATCTTGTCTACAGTAACTGCATCGAGCACTTCTTTGTAGTTAGCAGTCAAAGTGATGGACATTGTTGAAAAGAATTGGTTTGGGGTTGTGGGTGCCCCTAGTTCCCACATTCTAGCAGTGGTGCTAGTTCCTGGAGCGAGGTTAAGGGGTCTGTGGGGTTGCCCCCGCCGTTCCTCCCCTTATGTGACCATTGTAGGGTATCGGCAGGAGGGTGGCGATCCCTCAGTGCCACCTTTCCAACCGTCACATGCCATTCAGGAAGTCGGCAAGCGCCTCTTTATAGTCTGCCTCGGTGGCGAACACCCGTCCACCGATAGTGCGTGGGTACTGTGCCTTAGGGGCAGGGGTAGTGGGCAGGTCCCGACCCTTATCGAGGATCTGCTGAGCGTAGGGGTTGTAGTGGGTCATTCCCTTGGTTTGAACTTCAGTCATTATAGGCACGGGTCAGGGCGATTCCAGGGGCACAGTGGACAGTCTGGCGACTGGCAGCGCGGCCGCAGCATTTGTTTAACTTTGGGTCGTAAAATCGATCTCCAAACTAACAACAGCACCATCATCATAAAATGACTGATCATTGTAACCTAGCAGACAATCTTCCATCAATTGTTCTTCCATTTCTTGATACATTTCTTGTAGTGTCATGATAATTTTTTGATAAAAGATCTGATCATTATGTATAATAAAAAAGACCCCGTGTGTCGGGGTCTTGAATATTCTACACATGACCCAAGACAGGGCATGTTGTAGTGCATCGATCAACCAAGTCTCATGCTGGAGAAGAAAGGAACTGTGGTCAATCCTTGGGCGGTGTTGATACGAACAAACCACTCAAATTGCTTCTGGAATACACAATCTCCAGGTTCACCGTGCTCTGCCAGAATAGCATTCAGGCGAGATTTGGTGGTGTTCGATTGCCAACCACCATCAAACAAACGGATGAAAGTATCACCAACCTGGGCGATATTGTTGCCGTGAAGGAATACAAATGCCACACCATCTTGGTGGGTGACCATTGTATTGCCCGACTGCCAATCCTTCCCGCTGGTGATAGCAGCGTTCATCTGGCGTTCGATCTTCCTCATGGGTCGTTTGCTGTTGACTTAGGTAGTATGGACGGGATTGGGGGCAAAGTCAACCCCTTGTGGACACCTTTCAGACTGTCACACTTCCTCCAGCAGTTCAGGATAACATTCACTAACCTCTGTGATTAGTTCATCCTCAGTATAATCGGTGAGGTTATTCACCAGACAATCGTATGCAAACTGTTCTAGAGTTTTCATGTCCATACTGTCCAGGATTTGCTGGGCGTAGGCATCAATCAGTTCAGTTTTGTTCATGTCAGTTACCGATCACAGAAACGTCGATTTCTTTAATGTTAAGTCCACACAGTTGATTGTAGACTCGTTCCTGAATTGTAGAACATTTTGCCTTTGATCTTTCATACCAAATGGTACAACAACCATCGGCAGTTTCGACTCGAATTCGGATGTCTTTCAAAGGATCAATTCCTGACGACTTAACTACAATACAGCAAACGGTGCCCACTGGGGAGATTAGTGGACACCTCTATAACTGTCACACAGTAGCGATCTCGGCATCCTCCAAAGTATAGTATACCTTCTCAGACAGTTTGTTCACAAATGCCATCACGTTACACCCAAGGTTGATAAGATCTTGTTTGCCACCGTTAGCATACCAAACTCGGGCAGCACGGTAAGTATAGCTAACCACACCTGCCACGATAGCAGCAATGGTGGCAATATTGAACAGCAGAGTGTTAACGAAAGACTTGAAGAATTCGGTGTTCATTGAATCAAATTGATTGAACAAATGTAATGTAACCGATATCAATGCCAGAGTCAAGGGGTAATGGACAGTTCAATAACTGTCATAATTATCATCCTGATCCTTGAATTTTGGTGTACGTTTTGATTTCGACTGATACCTTCGGGCATTCTTTACATTATACCCGAAGTCTTCATACTCATCTTCAAACTGTGCTTTGAATGATTGAGTTTGATTACGATTAGTCTTTGCCATTAATCTAATTAGTTTGCTATTTCAAATAGTGAACAATAATATTTAGATTGTATTAGTAATTTCAACTACTGCTTTATTCTTTATAGCAGTATTGATAAATTTACCAATACTTTCTTCATTTACAATTACATTTTGAAGCATTTCATTGAAATCTTCATCTTTTACTTCATAGTTATACACTTTATCTGAAGAATTAAAGATAATACTGATAATATTATCATTTACTTCAATTTCTTTGATAGCTGAACTGTTCAAATTGTTAAAAAACATTAGTAATCCTTAAAGATTAAAATTTAAGATTTTTAAAAATCTCAAAAATCCCAAAAAGTCAAAAATCTCATTTTTTCAGTTTTTTAAAATTTTGAGATTCTTAGATTTTTGACTTTTTGGGATTTTTGAGTTTTCCACAGTTTCCACAGGTTGGGGAAAACTGTGAATCAACGACCCATTGCCATTGCCTTAAGCATCAATACTTTAGCATAGGCAATAGCTTCGTTCTTCTCACCAGCATTAAAGTGCTTAGCATAAGACTCGATGACCAGCTGGGTGTCTAGACTGAGTTTCTCAGTAGCATTCAATGGTCGTTCAATAGTCTCGGTGGTGGTGAGCATCGGATGTCTCTCGATTACCTAGTAATCTTACCATCGCTGAGAGGGGTCTAGAAGCGTCTGTGTGCCACTTTGAGGTCTGTCCAGTGGTACTTGACGTTCGTTAGCGTTCGTGCTAAGCCAACAAGACCTCCGTACATTCTAAGACATTCTAACACATTCTAAGACATTTAAATCAATCTATACATCACAATACATATATTTTTTTAACCATTAGTTTTCCACAGGTTTTTCCACAGTCTCTCCCGCATCTGTGGAAAACTTCATTGATTCACTAGTCTTAGTGACAGCAATTATCTTACGTTCTGGGTACTGTTCTTGTATTACTTGTTGAGCATCCTCATAATCAATAGCATCTGGTGCGGAATGATACTCTACTGTCTTAGTTGAGTCATTCCATGTTTGTACATTATACATTGCTGGTGGTTTAAAATCGTGTGGTGGTCTGTATAGATTGGGCCAGGTATCTCTCAGTATTTCTTTTAGTTTATCATTCATAGGTATACACAATGACTATCCTTCTATCATATAGTGGTGGTCTCATACAGTGTAATCCTTGAAAGATAATAACATCATCTTCTTCAGGATAGAATGCTTGTCCTTCTACAATAGTTTCTCCATCATTAGTATCAGTAAGATAGATTAATAGATTAGTATGTGGATAGGGGTGATCATGATGTGGTATCGATAATTGATGTGTTTTAGTTGAGTGAGTACAATTAACACAACAACGTAGTAACTTATGATGCTTTATCTGATTGTGTTCTAGTATTTGTTTAAAGATAGTGTGAGCAGGTTTAAGATAGGGCGACAGATACTTATCTCTTGTTTCTGGACGTTTCAGTATCTCTTGTTGATAGAAGCCAAAGTTATCATATACACTAGTATTAATTGCTCCTTGTACATTTTGATCTAACCAATGCCAGGCAAACTGATTAGACAGAACATGTTCTTTGAATTGACAATAGTCTTCAGTATGTGGATTGGTTAGATGTTGTATCACTTCTCTCCTAGAATAGTATATTCTTTTGCTTGCTTACGAACCTTCTTAAGTTCTTTCAGTTCTTGTTTAATTTGCTTATACGCAGTATCACTATCAATTTTATCACCCATTTCAAGGGCAACGATAATTTCTACTCTTGTACCAAAATGTTGTAAAGCACGTTCGAATGTATCAAGGTCTTCGTACATTGTTTTTACTCCTATTTTCGATAGTATCTAGGTGATTAAACCATGGAGAGAATAGAGCCAGTAATGCCCAGGCAACTGCTGAGGAGATGATCAAAAAATAGATCATGATTCATTACTATAATACACTTTGAGATTATCTCCATTGATATTCATATGGTAGATCTTACCATCATCACTGTAGATGCCAATCCACACATGGCGTCCTTCTTCCATAGTCTCGTAATGAAACATTTTAACATCTTCCAGCACAATTTCGTCTGGGTTCTTTACAAATCGGGACATTTACACCTCTCTAGCACTTGTTTAATGAACAGAATAGAATTATAAAACTCCTCACCATCTTGTCCACCCATGACAATCCAACCGAGTTCTTCGATTGCTTTATCAATCAGTTCATTCTTTTCTATTTCAGCAAGACGTTTAAATGCGGGAGCATTGTTCTCGATTGCTTGTTTAGCAATCTCTAGCACTTGATTCTCCTTTTCTCTTCGTGCTGCTTCTTCAAACATTTCGTCAGGATAGTTTTCCATAAAGATTCTTCACTTGGGTTTGTAGGCGTTCAACATCATTTGCTAGACGAGTAAGAACAGAGATGAGCGCACGATAGTCAATACTTTCCGCATCATTTCCGCATTCCATATCAATATAATTTGAATAGAATAGATCTTGTGCCATTTCTTCTCTAGTCATCGTAGTTTCTCCTTGATGGTTCGGATACACTCATTCCACTTATAACTGTTAGTATCATGTTCTTTTGGCAACCATGCTTCAATCTGATCTACCAAATCCTCAATACAAGTATCTCCATCCCAATCAACACCAGTTGTGAATACATCTGCCCACCAGTCAGCAATCAAATCAGTAAGTGTTTGTTTGTCAGTCATCAGTGCAATTTCAAAGTCCAGTGTTGAACGTATGTGAGCCAGGGTTCTTCTTTCTGTCTCATGGTAGAATACCAGTGTTTGCCTTGATCGTCAATAGCATCCAGATGATGAACTCCATGCTTGTCAATAGCACGAGAGATGTGGGTGAATTTCTTAGGTTTCATTTCAATTCCCATTAATGATGTTCCAGAATTGTTTAGAGTTAGCACCAGGAAGATGTGGAAGTTTCTTCTCCCAGTATCCCGTGATGTGATAATACCACGATTTTAGCACATATGGGAGTTTCATTGATCCAAATAATTGATGTCCATGATTTCTATGATAGATTTGATTTTTTCAAGATCATCTAAACGTTCTTTATGTTCATCATATTGCTCACAGAAATCTACCATACGTTCATCATGCCCTTCGTCATCATAGTTTGTCTCTTCACGAATCTCCCATTCAATATCAGAACACCGTGCTCTGGTGTCATCAATGAAGTATTCTAGCGTATCAATCAGTGTCATGCTCCAATCTCATCAAGTTTCTCACTCACAAAACCATTCATGTCAAGTGTACGCGGATCAATACCAGCATCAGTACAATCCATGATAAACTCCATAAAGGCACCTAGAATGAGACAAGCACGGCGTTTGTCATGCTCTGTGATGGTTGTATGTGGCATGGCAACATAATTTACCACATGATCGTAGAGTTCATCGTAAGTCATTTGAATTGCTCTAATACATCAATAAAGTGTTGGATACAATCTTGAGGAATGTGAATGGTTTGGTATCCTGGTCCATTACCATCCTCCACACTCACAGTTCCATACTCATCGGCAGTGAAATCAAAACTAAAACCATCTTCATCGTGTTCAATTTTGATGTGCTTGGTGATAGTGTAGCTCATAGTACCTCCCATTCGGTTTCCCAGTGACAATCGTTGCTAGTATTCACCCAGAAGAAGTATTTGCCATTCTCACTAGCAAGGAACAGCATACCATCACCTTTGTCTTGCTCTACAATACAGATAGCATTGCCATCCATAGAGTTAGCAAGACGGTTCTTTGCTTTGGATGATTTAGGACGAACAGTTACACGCTTCATGCCATCAATGCTCCAGAGGGGATCTCAACAACTTCAGGGAGTTTGCTATCATCAAACTCGTGCATATTGTAGCACACCCACTCACCATTACGGAACACATAAGCATACTCTTCACTGTTCTCAGGCAGCAGATACTCACAAAGGTCAGCATCATGACGAGGAGGACAATCTGTTCCATAGTATTCTGCTTGCTTATTATCATTCCAGCAAACACTCATGTCACCACCATCAATCAGTTCGGCAGCTTTAGCACGAGTGTTGTAGTGGGTGGTGAGAATACGACCCAACCACTCAGGATAACCATCCCAGTGGTGATAAACAGACAGAATAGAACCGTTCTTGAGTTCGATACCGATGCGGGAGCGGGTTGCCATGATTAACGATAAATTGCTTTGAAAAAGAAAACAATACCACCAACAAGAAGGATGAAGGTGGTCAGAACAGAAAGATTAACAATATCCATCAAGAATTCCAGTAGTAGTAATATTCTTCTTCAGACATAGCAAACACTTTTGCCATCTCTTCACGATCCTCATCTGAGATGTCGAAGATCTCACCAGGCATGTCTTGGATCTCTTCAAGCATGGGTCGTTCCCTTGACTACCTTAGTAGTATAGGGCATGAAAAAGGGACCAGTGAGGTCCCCTGTGCCAGTTCATCAAGTGTCCCATGGCAACTTACGTTCAAATAGTTTTCTGAGAGATTCTGACGGTGGATCTGGATTTTCAATTTTATCCATAATATAATCATAATCTACCTCAGACACATAAAGTATATTGTTGTGGAAAACCACCCAGTCTACTCTCTCGTTCTCTACTGATGGATGGATAATATGGATCATCATATGGGTAGATATACATTTGATACCAACCGTTATTCAGTTCTTCAAAGAAGGCACAACGATCGATGTTATCGTTGTAGTACACAAACCTGAAGTTGATACAATTTGACCAAGACCAAATAGCATTTTCAATCCATGCTTTAAACTTTTCCATTGATACTCCACCAAAAATCTTGTGCTCTAATGTGATCATCTAGACGATAATCAGAATGATTAATGAGACGATACCAATACCACACTGGAGTATGGATAATCGGTTTAAATCCGATTATCCACTTATTTAAGAACACAGGAAAGTCAATCATCTGTAGGATCTTTCAATCTGTCCATCACTTCATCCATAGGAATGAGTTTCTCTTCGCCACGCTCAATACGATCCACCATTTCCTGTAGATGTTCTAAAAACTCTTTTGGTAGAGTGTCATCATCGCCCAGGTAAGACCAGAAGCAATCACGACACTCTTCGTATGGATCATCATAGAACATGAGCCCATAATCTTTCCAGTTACCAGTCATCAAATCCGCCCAGTTGCGGAATGAATGATTGATACTCTGCCAACCAGTCATCCAGCAGTGCATGATCCAGTAATCAAACCAATTCATTTTGGTCTTTCTATTTGCTGTGCCAGGAACTGCTCTGCTGAAGATCATTTGTTCATTTGGAGAGTAGGGACAGGCATTCCACCTTCGGTGGGAACATAGATGGTTACGTTGCCATTCTTGCTACCATCTTCAAGACCAGTGATATACAGGTATTGGAGATACTCACGGTTATCTTTCAGACTGTCACCGATGATTTGGTTTGCCTTAGCAACACCAGTAGCACGAATGATCTCAGCATCAGCAAGTTGTTGTGCTGAATCTTTCTTTGCTTGTGCTTCCAACACTGCTACCTGGCGAGTATATTCTGCTTTTTGAAGCTCTGCTTTACCAGCAAGAGATTGTTGCCACACATTGTATTGTGGACCACCAATAAAGATGAGACCACCAAGTGCAAACACAACACAAACTACACCAATTGCAGCAGGTTCAATATATCCGTTTTGTTTGTTCATTTGTAAGTCTCCACAGTAGATTCAAGAAGTTCATTCATAGTGCGACGAGCACGATAGTTTTGAATAATGTCCATTACACAATATCCAAAAGCAAATCCTGCCATAATAGTAGTAATCATTATGCTACTCCATTTGCTGAATCAAAGTCTTCCAATGCTTTATCTAATTTACCCCAGTCCCATGTACGTTCGATGATACCAATGTCAAACCCAAACTTATACGCCCAGAACATGATACTGATTAGACTACCAGTACCAGAACTGATCTTGATGTAAGGCCAACCAGGATAGTCATTCCAACTAACTGATGCTTGAAGCAGTGACCAGTTCTTGAATGGTTTGGGCATGTGTTTACCTGTATTCAAGATTTGAACATACCAGTCATGTCCAAAGTCTTTACGATGATTGAATTTAATGAGGTTCATCAGTCTTTCTCCATATAAAAGAGTTTCTCCCCAATTTCATGAATCTCTTTTAGCTGATCATCAGTATACTTGGTGAAGATGTCATAACGATTGAAGTTCTGAACTGTTCCCATTGGACCTTTCTCAAGTCGTGCCCATACTTCATCTGCTTCTTTAAACTCTTCATACTTCTTACGAAGATCTTCATCCATAGTCAGTTCATACTCAGCACAGACCTTACGTTGATCTTCCTCACGGACACAATCATTGAACACCAACGACATGGCACCACTACGGATAGATACAGGATCCATACCTACACAGAGCATGAACTTCTCAAACAGTTTGAAATACTGCTTGGCATTGAGATCTGCTGCTGGAGCAGTGATGAGATAATGCTCTTCAGGGACAAAATCATCATCAGACCAGGAGGATGATCCATAGGTGGGGGTCCAGGTTGCATCAAATTTAAATTGTACTTCAGCAGTGTAGGTCATTGGGGGCAAGATTTGTAGAAAGTTCCTTCAACATAGCAGGAGAACATTGATTTGTCCACCTTTTTTGGGGATTTGGTTACATATTCAAAATAACTTGAAACGGGGTCGTTCGATACGATGATTGGTACGTCCAAGCACCCCATGAGCAAGCAGGCAGAAAGTACAGTAATCATTCTTCCACTTTACGAATGATTACTGTTTTGTCCTCTTCATTTACAAGCCATTCTAGCACATCACCATCATACCATTCTAGCTGATCCATAATCTCATCTGGAAGAGGAAGAATAAGATCCTCACCATCTTCATCGAGAGTAACAGTATAAGGTATATTCTGGGTTGTATCGATCGATGTACTTTCTGGCATGAGATTCACATTGAAAATAACAGGTTTTGTTTTCGCTCTTGTCCTCTAGACGATACGGGAATGTATCAACATGAGGAAACAGTTTTAGATCAGAAGAATAGGCGAGCTGTTCGTTGTTCTTCTTCTTTGTTGACGAACGCTTCGGCGGCGGCGAGGTCTTCGATGACTTCTTCTGTGGTTTGGTCGATGTAGTATTCAATTTTTCCAGATTCTTTGCTAGAGACTTCTGGGTTTTTGAGGTTGTTTGTTTTTTGGTTGCCATTAGTCATTCCCAAATCCTGCTGATTTCGATTTAAATTCTTCCAGCTTATCCATAATACCATCAAATGACTGGATTTGCTCGATCCGACAAATTAATTCTGAAATGGTGTTACAAACAACTGGTCGCTCTTGGCGAGCAGCATATGCTAAAGCATTCCTCAATGAGGCTTCTGCTTCTTTAAGAGAGTCTTCTACGGTTTTAGACAATGCCATTTAATTTACCATCAATAAAGTGTATTCGGATTCGGGGAAAGGCAGCATAGTTAGCAGTCCAGCTAGCAGGATAGACTTCGACATAATCTGTAATCCTGTGTGGTTTGATTCTACCACGATTGCCGTTAGAAATCCAGCGAAAATTTGCCCACGTGGCGGTTTCGTGATAACCAGCATCACCAGGCATCAGCTCAACAAAATCTGATGTACCAGCATAATCTAGTTCATAGAGACATCCTCGTGGGCACAACCAATAATCTGTCATTAAGCACTCAAGATCTTTAGTTTGCAAATCACGATTATAGAATCCAGGACCTAGATCATATGAACAATGAATTGTGTCGAACATTCCCATGATTATTCCTCATCTGGTGGTGTTTTGGGATTGGCAAACGTACCATAGTTGTATGTATAATAGAGGAAATTATTGATGCTACGCTCAATGCCTAGCGATTCCTTAACATCTAACCAAGACTGATACTCTAATTGTAAGTCTGGTCCAAGTTCAATAGTTACTTCCATCGTGGTCCTAATGCCCATCCAACTAAACAATACCTAGTACCAGTTTTGACTGGCAACACCCTATGCCTGACACGAGAATCAAAAATACACAACGTACCACGTTCTTGTGAGATGAAATAGGAAAAATCACGTGAATCATCAAACAACTGTACCTTACCACCAGTGTAATCATCTGGATTAGACAGCTGTAAAGTGAAGGATAGTTTCCTAACGTATTCTTTGAGCTCAGTTCGACATTTCATCATTGAAGGAGGTTCATACATGAGACATGATTGTACATCATCATCTTCATGCCATTTGTAATGGAATCCAGGTCGATACTCAATGTGCTGTACTTCAGTGAAATACGTGCCAATCAAATCATACTGAAAATGTGTTTCGTTTATCTGTGTGAGATATTGCCACATGAATGGACCAACCCAATCATACGGATCACAATATCTAACACCAGCTCTCCGCCAACCAGGATTGCTGACTGCTGTTCCTAATTGTGGAGTTCTATCTTTGAAATACTCGGAAAGATCATCACACAATCCTGCTGGTAGTTTTGTGCTCAACTCAACCCATGGAATAGGGTTGATTATGTTCAGTTGTCTTGACATGCCTGAAAGAGTTGATCTTCACGATAGTAAAGAATTTCTTCCCCATCAAGATCCATCATCCATTCTGTGAACTCCTCACCAATAGCAACAGCATCTTCAACTCGTTCCTTACTCATAAGGTATTTGAAACGGCGGAAACGATTTTTCATGATAGTCTCGACCTGTTCAGAAACAGATTCGTATTCAGATTGAAGAGGGTTCATCGGTTACTTTAAGAATGTTGTTGAGATGGTCATAATAGTCAAAGGTCTTACCCTCTGGCAAGATCTCCACTATAGCACGAGCGAAGTCGTTTGGGAAGTGTCCCTGAAATCTCCAGAATTTCCTAATTTCTTCTTGATCTAGATCTTCTCTAGGTCTGAGTCGTATTGGATCTTCACCAAAATCAATAGGAGCAAATAAATCCGAAATGTGAGCTAGTTTTTTCATTTGACAAATGCTCCTGATTGAGTGTAC